ACGCTGGCGGTCGCACGGCGGGTGAAGGCGGCGATTTTGGCGACATCTTGCTGAGCGCCGGCGGCGGCTATCTTGGCGGCATGAGCGGCGCCAACATCGCGTCCGGCGTCAACGCTGCTGGCGGCTGGGCTAACTATGCGCGAAACATTGGGTCGTCCATCGCAAACGCACCCAGCAACGCGCTAAACTATCTGAAATACGGCCCTGAGCTGAGCAGCGCGCAGTTCGCCAGTTATTTTCCCGGCGGTGCGGCTGAGTCTACGCTGAACAACATCAACACAACCGCGTTATTTCCAAACGCGGCTTGGGTATCTGAAGGCGCGCAAGCTGGATTATCTAACGCCGCCAAAACGGCAGGTGCAATCGGCACCGCGAACACATTATCTAAAGGTGCTGGCGCACTTGGAACGCAAGCAGGGGCTAAAGGAGGCGAGATGAGTTGGGTGAGTGACGCGCTAAAAACGGCCAAAGATACGTTTGGCATCACAGGCGGTGACCTTTTACGCGGCGGCGCCAATTTAATTTCGGGCGCAATGAGCGCCAACGCTGCTGAAGAAGCCGCGCGGATGCAAGCCAACGCGGCTACCGCTGGGGGCCAGCTAGCGTCGCAAACCGCCGACAAGCAAATGGCCTTGTTGGAGAAGATGTTCAACAAGCAAGTTGAACTGCAAGAGCCCTTTCGGCAGAGCGGTGTGGCGGCGCAAAACCGCATGTTGGACTTGCTGGGGCTTAGCCCGAATCGAGGCGCGGCGGGCTATGGGTCGCTTGCCAAGAACTTTGGTATGTCTGATTTTCAAGCCGACCCCGGCTATGCGTTCCGTATGCGCGAAGGTTTGAAGGCGGTAGATCGGCAAGCTGCGGCGCGCGGCGGCCTTATTTCCGGCGGCGCGCTCAAGGCCAGCCAGCGTTACGGGCAGGATTTGGCGTCGCAGGAATATCAAAACGCCTATAATCGATACCAGACCAACCGGACAAACCTGCTGAATCCGCTTCAGAGCTTGGCGGGCGCAGGGCAGACGTCGGCGAATACAATGGGCGCTGCGGCAGCGGGGTATGGTAGTGAAGGTAGCAACGCGCTGGGCGGTGCGGGTACGGCGCAGGCTAACGCCATTCAGAACGCGGCGAACGCTCGCGCATCGGGGTATTTGGGTTCGCAGCAGAGTTGGAATCAGGCGATTCAGAACACTGCCGCGATACCTGGGCAGTCCCAGCAGAATGAGTTTATGAACGCGCTGATGCAGAGATATCTTAGCTAGGGGATAGAGTAATGCCGTTAGATCCTGTTCTTGCCCAAGGCGTCGCGCCGATTAACTTCGCCGGCCCCGACCCGGCGACGAAGATGAATCAGCTTGCCATGATGATGAAGATGCAAGGTCTTCAATCAGAAGGGCAGCTGAACGCGCTGAAGTTAACCGAAACGCAACGTGAAATGGCTGACGTTGAGGCAATGAGAGAGGCTATTCGGACTGGCGCTGATTTTCGCGACCCTAAAATCGCATCTCAGTATGGCGCAAAAGGTCTTGCCATGAGTAAAGCCTTAATCGATGCCGACAGTGCTGACCTAGACCGCAAAACCAAAATTGCCACCGCTGGCCGTGATATTTGGTCGCGTATTAGCGACCAAACATCTTACGAAGCCGCGTTGCCAGAGCTAGAGGCGCTTCGCCCAGGTTCGACGGCTAACCTTCCTTCCGTGTTTGACCAGAAGTTGGTCGCCCAAAACGTGATGGACGCCAAAACCTTTTTGGACCAATACAAACCCACCGATTATGAGCGTACGGTCCGTGCGGCAGGGTATGTGCCAGGTTCGCCGGAATACACGCGATTGATGCAACAAAAAGTCAATCTAGACTCGACGCGCGCGCCCACCGACGCAAGCCAATTGCCAGCGGATGCCCGCATGATAGAGTGGCTAAAGTCGCAAGACCCAGACACGCAAGCCCTATATCGCCAGATGTTTGGTAAAGGCGACACGGGCAAAGTCGCGCAAGTTATCACCGACAACGCCGGCAACGTCAGGATGTTTACCGCAAGCGGCGAAGAAGTCATACCTAAGACCGCTGCGGGAGCGCCGCCGCCTAAAGGCAAACCCAGCGCGACGTTTGAGAAAACCGCCGCGCAACGTAAGCAACTAGCTTTAGACCTTGACCGCGCCATTATTGAGCTTAGCACCGCCGCAGAAGATGGCGGTCTTATCGACCAATCTACGGGTAGCGGGTTAGGGCAGCTTGCCGATACGGCAGCGGGTGTTATCGGGCAAGCCACGCCAGGCGCAATAGCTATTTCAAAATTGCAACCTATCGCGGATTTGGTGCTGAAAATGGTACCGCGATTTGAAGGCCCGCAATCTGATAAAGATACGCAATCATATAAGGAAGCTGCGGGCCAGCTTGCGAATGGAAATCTTCCAAACGCAATTCGTAAAGCGGCAGCGCGCGAAATTGTGCGTTTAATGACCGAACGAAAAGGACAGTTTGTTAGCCCTGCAATGGCCGATGAGGGTACGTCCGCGCGAGAAACAGCAGCAGGAACGTCTTCCGAAGATGACCCCGTGGCTCGCGCAACTAAACTCTTAGACAAATACCCCGGTAAGTAACACATGGCGACCATCGAAGAACTTAGCGCGGCGCTAGTTAAAGCCGATGCGGCGGGTAATGTTGAAGATGCTCAAGTGTTTGCCGATGCGATTCGACAATTAAAACAGCAAACCACACCAAAAGCCGTTACCCCCGCACCAGCACCTGAGCCCGCGTGGTATGACAAGCCGCTATTCGGTCAGAAATGGCTGGGCGCGCCCAAAGAACTTGTGACCGGCTCCCGTGCGGTGCTGGAAGGCGCGGTGGCGTTGCCGGGGCTGCCGTATGACATCGTGGCTGGTACTGCCAATCTGGCCGGCGCCAATCTGCCGTCCACGTCGCAAGGCATAAACAATTTGCTGAACATGGCGGGCGTACCCCAAGCGCCCGAAACCGCAACGACCGCCGCCATCCGAGGTGGGGCTGGCGCGCTTACCGGCGCGGGCGCCGCGAATATGTTGGCGAGTGGTGCGATGCGGTTGGGCGCTACGCAGCTGCCCGCACCCGCGCTTGCGTTGTCAGCTACGGCGCCAGGCGCGCGCCTAACAATGCCTCAGTTCCTTGCGCAAACATTTGCCGAACAACCCATCACGCAGGGTATCGCAGGCGCTACCGCTGGCGCATCGTCAGAATTAGCGCGTCAGTCGGGTATGGGGCCTGGCGGACAAATGGCGGCTGGGCTGGCGGGTGGTGTGGCGCCTATTGGCGCTGCTAAAGTATTGACTAGCATTGGTGGTTTTCTGGGCAGTGAAATTGGCAAGCTTGGTCGGTCAATTTATTCCGGCACCGAAGCCGGGCGGCGCGAGTTGACCGACCGCGTCACCAACGAGCTATACCTGAGGACGTTTGGGGGCGCGACACCAAATCAGCTTCTTGAGCAAGGTGTCACTCCCGAAAACATCGCCCGCATGGAACAGGCGGCACGTTTCGCCCAAGCCGGCGAAACTGGCCAAACTATTGCCGTGCTTCAGCAAGACCCGGTGCTGGCTAACTTTGTCGCGCAGCGTTTAAGAGACGAAGAAGTTGTGCGAAACACAGCCGACGTTGCTCTTGAGCAACGCCAACAGCTTGCTGGCCCGCTGGCCGGCGCGCGTGAATTTGTGGAGGCCACCGGCGCGCGCGAATTGGCGCAACGGCAAGCTAGTCTTCAATCCGCAGAACAAACGGCGGAAGGTTTTGCACGGCAAAACGTAGCGGACCAAAATTTTCCGCCGCAAGACCTAGAACAAATAGGGCGGCAAACACGCGGCGCCGCTACGTCGGCTGAAGCTCGCGCGCGCACAATTACCCGCAACGCTTATGATGAGGTTGATGCGTTAGGCGCCGATTTGGCACCTATTCCCGCAGGCAGCGTGCGAACCGCAGCGGAAAACATAATCGGCGATGCGGGATTTGCCGCTAAAGACGTCCCTGAGTTAGCAAATGCTTTAGCTGCAATTCGCGGACGCACGCAGCGCGGTGGGTTTATGAACCTGCAACGCACTGAAGGCGAGCCCACTATGACGTGGCCGGAATTAACGTCGGTCCTTCGCGCGGTCAATGCCGATATGCGGTCTGTGGCGCAGAACCCAGAACTGCGCCCGAAATTGCGTAACTTGCGCGAGTTGAAGCGCTCAGTGCAGGGGCTAATCAATTCCGCCCCCGAAGACGTAATCCCGCAAGAGCTTAAGACCGCGTTTGCCGACGCAGATGCGCTGTTCCGGCAAGAATATGTGCGTCGGTTTAGGTCCGGCAATCAACAGCGAAACATGCTGTTAAACCGCAACGGCGCGCCGGTCATCGCCGACGAAGATATTATTAAGACCTTTTTTAAGCCAGGCGGCGCAACGCCTGCGCGGCGGTTTCTGGACATGCTGGGCGACAACCCGGTGGCGATTGAATCGATGGAGGCGGGTATCCGCGAGCGGTACCGGCAAGAAGTCATCAGGAACGGCGCGGTAGACCCCGCAGCGCACGCCAGGTTCATGGATAAGTACCGAGCCCCGCTAGGCATCTATGAAGACGCTGGCGCTGATTTGTCAGCAATACGCGCGCGAGGTGAAGCAGCGCGTGTGGCCGAAGAAACAGGCGCTGGACTTCGCGGATCGGTAGATACGGCTCGCAGGAACGTGTCTGATTTTGAGTCTCAGCTTAGGTCGGAAGTAAGGTCTATTTCCGATTTGCAGGCTACGCTGAACGCCGCACCGGATAACGCAATCGCGGCCAATACGATGGACGACGTTACCCGCGCGGTGCAAGACGTCGAGAAGTTCTTGTCCGACGAGTCTCAGTTTGATGAACTGCTGTCATACGGTCGAAGCGTCCCCAATGCGATGGAGCGGGAAATCAAGCCCGAAAGTGCCAAAGTGCCGCTGACCATCATCGAAGAAATTTTGTACAACAACACCAACAAGTTGTTGACCAAAAATCTTCGCGGGCCGTTGGCGGCTAAAATCGGCAAAGAACTGCTGGACTCGCCGACGTTACGGGCGGCGCTGGAAAAAGCCGCGTTGGCCGCGTCAAAACGTAAATTCCGCGTGCCGGTTTCAAAGCAGATTAGTGCAAGTGCCGCGCTTAAAGGTGCTACGATAAACGCGCTAACGCCGAACCCCAACAACAACCGTTTTGGCTCAAAGTCGTTGTTGACCCCAAAAGAAGCCGCGCGTATGGCTGAAGAAGCCGCCGGCAACACCAACCAGCTCGGAGCGCCGTAGTGACCCCCCGTGACCGCCTAAGCACTTGGGTCACGCTCATCGCCACAACGACGTTATCGTTGATTCTAGTCTCAATGGTCAGCGGTATGATGATTGGGTTGTTTGACGAGAAAGTGGACAACAACAAGATTTTTGAGGCCATCTTGCCTGCGTTCCAGACCATCGTAGGCGGCTTCATTGGCCTGATTACCGGCATCAAGATTGCCACTGACCAACGCCGCGACGGAGATTAACAGTGGACTACCAAACACTCTTTAACATCATCCTTGGCGTTGTGATGGCAATTATTGGATGGTTTGGCCGCTCCGTGTGGGAGGCTTCCATCGAACTCCGCGCTGACCTTTCGCGCTTGCGCGAGGACATCCCCCGCACTTACATTTCGCGCGAAGATTACCGTTCAGACATCCGCGAAGTAAAAGAAATGCTGACCCGCATCTTTGACAAACTAGACTCCAAGGTAGACAAATGACGTTTGAAGACGCATTCAAAGTACTCATCGGGCACGAAGGCGGCTACGTCAACGACCCGAAAGACCCCGGCGGCGAGACAAAGTACGGCATATCCAAGCGCGCCTATCCGGGTGAGGACATCGCCGGCCTGACGCTGCCCCGCGCCCAAGCCATCTACCACCGCGACTTCTGGGACGTCGTCCACGCCGACGAACTGCCGAAACACGTTCGCTTTGCTGTGTTTGACGCGGCGGTCAATAGCGGTGTCCGCCAGGCTGTTAAATGGCTCCAGCGCGCGGTGGGCGTCGCGGACGATGGTGTCATCGGCCACAAGACCTTAAGCGCGGTGGTGGCAATGGAGCCGTACAAATTGGCCGCCGTGTTCAACGGTCAACGGCTAAAATTCATGACCGAGCTAGAGACGTTTGGTCGGTTTGGCAAAGGCTGGTCCCGGCGCATCGCTGAGAACCTCATCAACCTACCGTAGGGGGCGTCATGCAGTACTTCATCGACCGGGCTAAAGAGCCTAGCACCTGGCGCGGGCTGGCGCTGTTCGCTGGCGCCGTTGGCCTGCACATCTCGCCCGAGGCGCTCCCCGCTATCGGGAGCGCCGTCGCTGCGCTTATTTCGGCAATTGAGGTACTGCGGAAAGGCTAATCAGCCGGTCGAGGTACCAGCGGGCCTTCCGCAAGTCCTCGACCCCGTTCTTGCGCTTCCAGCGCCACAGGTACTTGATGGCATTAGCGGTGCAGACCGCCTCGATGCCCTCCAGACCGACGGTGGCCGCCGCCAGCGCGTCGATGCACTCAACGCCGCCGGCGGTGTAGTGTGCTGGATGGTTGACCGTATCGCTCACGCCAGCATCGCCTTGCGCTCGCGCTCCATCCGCACCGTGCAGTAGCGCTGGTGCAGGCGCAGCATAATGGTCAGGCGCCGAGCCCCGGCGCACTCCTCATCCAGCATCTGCTTCACTTCGTCTTCGGTCATCGTTGGTAGATTCGCCAACAGTTCGCGCCACGTCATCATTTAAGTGCCTCCTGGGCAATGTCCGACACGCTGCGCTTATCGGCTAGCGCAGCCCAGATTTTCTCATCTACCGTCTGCTCGGCCATAAAGACGTAGCACCAGACCGCGTGCTTTTGCCCGCTGCGATGCAGCCGTCCGATGGTCTGCTCATAGAGTTCCAGCGACCAAGGCAGCGACAGAAAAACCATCTTGCACCCGCCATGCTGCAAGTTAAGGCCATGTCCGGCTGACCGGGGGTGCAGCAGGAGGATTTCGACTTTACCAGCGTTCCAGCGCTCGATAGCACGGTCATCCTCCAGCGTCACGGCGCGAGCGCCGTAGCGGGCCTTGAGTGTGGCGAGTTCAGCCTGATAGTTGTAAACGATTATTGTAGGCGCGTACTGATTTTCTTCAAGCAACTCGTCCAGCCGCACCAGCTTGTGGTTGCTGAACCACTCGGTGCCGGTGTCGCCGTAGACGAACCCCGACGCCATCTGCTGCAGCTTGCCGGTCACGGTCGCGGCGTTAATCGCCAGCGCCCGGCTGTCGGGGAAGATGGCGACGAAGTTTTTCTTCATCGCATCATAAGGCGCGCGGTCGAACAGCTGGGTGACGACCGGGACCGTGTGCAGCGGCGGCAGTGTGTCACTGTAGTCGCCGGGGTCGAGCAGGAAGGTGGCCGGCTTGATGCGGGCCATGACCATCTCAAGCGACCCCGGCACCGGCGTCCACTCCTGATGCTCGCGGTTGACGCAGTAGAAGTACTGTTGCAGGAACGCGCCCTTGGACCGGCCCAGCAGTGTCTGGTCCACGATTTTGCATTGGCCGAACACGTCTTCCAGCCCGTTGGACGTGAACGAACCAGTCAAACCCCAGCGTATCTTCATCGGCTCGATGACCTTCTCCAGCGCCTTGAACCTGGCGCCTGACGGGTTCTTGAGCCGGGTCAGTTCGTCGAACACGATGGCGTCGAAATTCAACCGCTGCGCGGCCAGCCACTGCAAGTTGTCGTAGTTCGTCACGACCACCTGAGCGTCCGACGCCAGCGCTGCCAGTCGCTCACCGGGTGAGCCTATGGCCACCGCCAGCGTCAGACCGGGCGCCCACTTGGGCGCCTCGACCGGCCAGACGTCGGTGACGACGCGCTTAGGGGCCAGCACCAGCACTCGGCGCGCGGCGCCGGTGCTTAGGGCGCGCTCTATGGCGGTGAGCGTCATAGCGGTCTTGCCGGCCCCTACAGGAGCCAGCACCATGCTGCGGGGCGTGTTGAGCAGGAAGGCGGCGCCTGCGGTCTGGTAGGGTCTTAAAGTGAAGTTAGCCACTGGTCCACATCCTCCTTCGTCCACAGGACGACGTAGTTTTGCCCTAGGCGCAGCATGTCTTCGCGGAACACCTTCTGGAGTTCCGACAGGCGCCCGCCGGTTGTTTTGAGTTCCACGAACCACGTCTGGCCGGGCAGGCAGACTACCCGGTCGGCGACGCCTCGGTGGGCGACGCTGGCGAACTTGTACGCCATGCCGCCCTGTGCCTTGACGCGCTGGACCAAGTACCGCTCGATGACTTTCTCAAGCACGACGCTGCCCCCAGTCGTTGTAGTTGCCCTTCTCCGGGCTGTTCGCCCGGTGCAGCAGCCACTTGGTGCCGAGCAGGCGCAGGGCCTGCTGGCGTTTGGCTTCCATCTCTGGGTCATCCCAGACGGGTGGGGTGTCGTTATTCATCGAGCCCCCTTGCGCGGATTGCATCGGCGCATTCATGGCCTGCCTGCATTCGATACTCCTCAGGACTGTCTAGGCCGCATGACCAAGCCTGCTGGTTTCCAGCGTAATCATCGGCAACTTTCGCGCACGCCTCGCGCTCGGCGGCGGCGACAAGAGCGGCGAAGCGCTCAAAGTAATCAATAAGACCGCCCTCCATTAGCCCGCTAAGCCCAGCCTCCCGCGCCATGCGGATAACGTCGTCGCGATTCATTTTTTCCTCCGCACATACACTTCGGTTCCGTCAGGCCAAACCGCGCTCGCGTTTTCGGCGAACGCCGCAAGCATCCACCGGCCAGCGTAAGTGCCGTCGATGGTGCCGATGAGTTCGTACTCATCCGGCTCTGCCTTGACCAATTCCTTGGCCAACTCCTCAACCGTCACAAACTTACTCATCGTGTTCCTCCAATTCTTCGGCCAATTTGTCGGCCTTTAGCCTCAACTCGTTCAGCCGCTTCTTCTTGCGGCGCAGTTCTTTCCGTTCCGCCTCAGTCAACTCAGCGGGCGGCGCGTCGGGGCGGGGTGGCGCCACGACCGGCTGCGGGCCGTCCAGATTAAGACGGACTCGCCAGGCGCGGCGGTACATGCCGCGCTTCTCCAACTCCTTTGCCTTCTGCATCGCCGCATGAAAGTCCATCGGGGATACGAAGTAATACTCAAACGAGCGGTCGCCAACGGATGGCCCAGCGTGCGGGTCGAGCTTGGTCTTGTGATGCGCGGGCATTAGTAGCGCGCCTCCTCAGCGCGGCGTTCATGAAAGAAATTGTGATACCACGCCTCACCCACAAAATGGTCACCAGCCTCGTCAGCCCTGACCGCAGCAAGGTCGGCAATCATCTTGCCCAGCGCCGCGTAGCCGGCCAGCTTGGTCCGGTCATCCTTAGCGTCGAACACCGCCGCCAGCCGCGCGCTCAGCAAAGCGCTTTCCAAATAGCTCATGTCGTCCAGCACATCGTCCGCGCACTCGCGAACGTACTGTGCGCGCCAGCCGTTGCGGGCGACCTCGCCCAGCTTGCCAAAGCTGTGCGGACCGCTCACGCCGTATTCAGACGCCAAAAACTCTGCAAACTTCTTGGTCAATTCATCCATTGTCGTCGTCTCCAGTTGTTGTCGAGGTGGGCACTGTAGCAACATCACAAACATGTTGACAAGCATCTGGCGCGAAATTAATCTCGCCGCTCACCCACATAGAGGCATCATCATGCAGCACAGTTCAGTAGTCGGCGGGTCCACCGCCAAACGTGTTATCAACTGCCCCGGCAGCGTCAAGCTGGCGGCGCAGATGCCGCCCCAGCCATCATCCAAATATGCGGATGAAGGCACGTTATTGCACAACGTGATGGCTATGCTCCTTGAGAGCAGCGGCGACCCCATGTCGCTGGTCGGCACCAAGTACAACGACCTCAACCTGACGGCAGAATTGGTCGAAGAAAAGGTGCTGCCGGCGCTGGCTGCGCTGGATGAAATTGACCCCGACAACACCGCCGACATCGCGGTCGAGTCGCACGTTGACTTCGGCAGCTTCATCCCAGAAGCGTTCGGCAG